ACTGTACCCATCTTAAACCAAGATCATTAGGCACATCTGTTCCTGGAACAGTTTGGTATTCTTTGTGAACAATCGTAGCAGCATTGTTGGCAAGCATTTGATTAGCTTCAGCTTTTTGTGTAGCACGCCATGCATTGATGTCAGACACTTTGTCAACAACTTGAGCCATTGTCATTTTGTTTAAATCTTTAGGATCAATGAGCAAGTTTTTAGGCAAACCAGATTCAGGGTTGATAGCATTACTAAGTTCGTCAACTAAATGGTCAAAACCAAGGTCACGATTTGAACCTCTAAGCAAGTCATAAACCGGTGTTTCTGGAGGAACTTTGAGCAGCCATGGATTTTCTTTTAAGACCTTTGAGTCGTCTATTTTAGGAGTCATGTTAGATACTTTATATCTATTGATAAACTCGTCGGATTTATTTTCCCATACTTTGGCTTGTGGGGATATGCCCATACCTTCTTCTGGAAAACCTGCTCTTTTACGATTTAATTCGTTTATGATAGCAGATGTGGCGGGTTGAATATCAGCATGAAGCGCTTCTTTAGCCTGCAATAGCGCTTTCTCTTTTTCTAGACCAATCATCTCCTGCCGCATAGATGTCAGGCTCTCAACTGGCACGCCACGCTCTCTTGCTGTTTGTGCCATTTTTTTAGTAAATTCATTAATCCTAGATTGCACTTCAGCTAACTTAGCTGGTTTGTCTACAGACCATTTCTCTGCCAAAGCACGTAGCGGGTCTTCAGGAGTACCCATGTCATTCTTAATATAATTGCCAAGCTTTTGGTCAATCCATTTATTGACAGCAACTACAGGTTCTTGTCCAATGCGAACCTCTTCAGCTATATCAGCACCCTGACGCTCGGCTAAGCCTCTAAGCCCAGCTTCATCAAAGGTGCCTGACTTTAATGGACCAAGCGATTTTTCAATCGTGCCACTAAGCCAATTGCCACCTTTAGGCTTAACCACATACATCGGCTTAGCTGTTTCAGGCACAAACTTTGCAAGAGGCCCGCTGCTATCAAGGATGGCACGATTAAGTTCTTCGCCAACTACTTTAGCTCCTGCTTTGGCAGTTTTCTTAGCAACACGGCTAAGGGGGCCGGCCATTGGCCCGACAAGCATTGCAGACTCTGCCGTGTCATCTGGCAGCATAGGAACATTGGCCTTACCAACATTGGTAATAGGTTCACCATAACTTAAACGCTCAACTGTTCGTGCAAGTGCAGGAACCCCTAAGAACTCCATCGTTCCTTGCATTTGCTGTGTGCGCTGAGGTGCATAGCTTTGCTTAAGGAAATTGGCAATTGAGCCAAGAACTGGTTGTTGTGGAGTGGCTTGTACTGAATCACCATCAGCATAATTTGTTCTAACTGAACCGCCATCTGCCCACTTGACCTTGTTAGCCCAGTACGCAGCACTGCTTGGGCCTTTAGCTATGTTAGCTGAGTGCCGTGCCTTAAATGATGCACGCTTTGCAGTCATACGGTCTGACTCGCCTTCTTTAGGCTTGCCTGCTGTACTAGCGCCTTGTTGACCAAAACGGATAATCTTCTCCTTGCCATCTACCTTGGTCTTCACAATGTGCGACTTGGTAGGGTGGCCAGGAGTGCGCTTAGGTTGATTAAGCTTTAGACTATCCTTGTCAACAGGCTTGTTCATTTTTTCTTAGCCGCAGCTCGTATATTGTCGACCATGTTTGGATAAGGTCTGCCTGCAGCTTTGGCCATTGCTTTAGCAGACGACTTGGCTTTGGACGATAGAGGCTTGCTCTCGCCAAGGCTTTTAGGACGTGCTTTTTCCCAGACAGGTTTTTTAGGCTGCATATGGATTTACTTTCGGTTTGTTAGAAATGCGAACTTCGTCAATATCTTTTGCTTGAGGGAGTTCAAACCATCTATCATTCTTGAGATAGATAATAGCTTGCGTAAACGTGTCAACATAGTCATCATGCTCCGCTACTGGGAACTTGCCCAGTTGTTTTATGAAAGGTGCTGCCCAACTGACATGTTGGCCAGGGTTCTTTCCTGACTCTGGTATCCACAACAAACCTAGCTCCAAAGTCGGAGCAGCTTGATGCGCACGCGATACCTTATCCGCTAATCCAGGATTATATCCCACAGCAGGCACTTTAGCTAATCGTAAGTCTTGTAGCAAGGACTGGCCGCTGGCCTTGGCCTCGACAAGTATTCGGTCTGGCCTTCTGGCACGTGAGTATGGTGAGTCCTTTGTCATGCCGCCGTACTCAGTTGTCCAATCCTTAATTGCCTTTGCACGCAGGTCAGGGTAGCTGAGGTGTTCGTCCCATGCATCGATCAACATGGCATGGCGTTCGCCTTTGTGCGTGAACATAGCCCATACCGTACAAGCTGTAGGGTCGCCTGTAGTCTTCTCGGTAAAGGCACAGTCATACGACTGCAGAATGTATTCGAATGGCGGCAGGCCTGAAGTTGAGGGCCACATGTTAAAGCAGTCTGTCTTGAGGATACCGCCTTGGCTAGGCACAGGATCTTGCTGCAATTGGCCTGCTGTGCCATAAGACCCGAGCAGCTGCTTCAGGTTCGTAATCTCTTTCTTGCCAAACCGTTCAGGGCAGATTAGTTCACCCTTGACTTTGCGTGGGTCATATGGGCCAAGCACGGTCTTGCGTGACTTGCCATCCCATTCGGCTGGTATGCAGATGTGTTCCCAACCCTTGATGTCCTCAAGTATGTGGCCGCTGATGTCAAGCTCGTGCAGTCGCTGCATGACTGTGACCATGGCATCTGTCTTTGGATTGTTCAGCCGTGTTGACCATACCATGTCAAACCACTCAAGGTCAGAAGTCCGCATGACCTCAGACTGAGCAGCTTGCGCCCCGTGAGGATCGTCAAGTATCAACCTAGATCCACCTTCACCTGTCGCCGTGCCACCAACAGATGTTGCCAACCTATAACCAGTCTTGTCATTCTCGAACCGCTGCTTGGCGTTTTGGTCACCTGACAACTCAAACATGTGCTTCCATCTGTCTTGATACCAGATAGATTGCAGCAGGCGCCTGGTCTTCAGGTTGTCACGTGTGCTGAGGTTGCCTGAGTATGAAGCACACAAGAATTTCTGCGAAGGGTTGACAATCCATTCCCAGGCAGGCCACATGACTGAAACAATGGTTGACTTGGAGTGACGAGGTGGGATGTTGATCAGCAAACGCCGTATGTCGCCAAGAGTAATGGCCTCAAGGTGTTCACAGATTGTTTCAATGTGCCAGCTTTCTATGAACGGTATGCTTGGCTCAACAACATGCCATGACTGCTTGACAAATTCATACAGGTTGCTCTCAGCTTTCCTGCGCAGCTGTTCCTTTGCAATCAGCTCACTCAGAGCTTTGTGATTCAAAGGAGCGTTCATTCTGTCGGTGTGGCTTTGCTCAGCAAGGTTTGAATCTGAGTCAGTTCGTTGTCACTCAAGCCTTTAAGGTCCACGACCGAAGTCTCGATCGCACCGCCGTTAGGCCCACTGATCTCGCTGCGTGCAAGCTTCGGCACATGATACTCGACCACGGATTGGAACAGGTTAAATGCCTTCTCAGGGTTTGGCCTAGCAAGGTAGACCTTGTTTCCTTCGTTGTCATAGACCTGTTTGCCTTCAGCATCAAGCAAAGGGCTGCCGTTAGCAACTTGATCAAGCCAACCGGTCAAACGGTGAGCATTGCCGTCGACAAACTCGGCAATGGCTTGCCTTGCTGTCAATGTGATTTTGTTTTGCGTGCCTGCAGCACGGCCTGATCCAGGCATCTTTGGCGAGCCCGGTTTATTACCAGGCACACCTTTTTGTCTTAGTTGTGTCATAAATCAAACCCTTTCGGCCAGACGTTCTACTTTAGATTTTAGCATAAAGATCATACCGCTGTTTATGCCTCAGCTCTTGCCACGAACCACCACATAGCGCCTAAGCCAGTCAGGTAGCTTGTCACCATACACATAGGTCAGCAGCATGCCGTAAGCCTCGTCAGCTCCCTCGCACACAAAAGCCTCGTAGCCTTTTGCACGCAGCTTATCGATCACATCGTTTTGACTGCTGCTTGTCTTTCCACCAACCTTTTTCATTTCAATAAACAAGCCGTGTTTGTTTTCACGTGGCTCTGCGAGAAACAGGTCAGGCGCTCCTGCCAATACCCCTTCTCTCTTCATCTGCGCAGCTACTCGAATCTCCCTTTTACCACCGTTCGGGATGCTCATAAAAACCAGGTCAGGATGAAAATTGCGCACTCTGGCAACTAAGACAGTTTGCTCACTTGACTCTGATTTTTTTTGTTTATTCTTCATCGAGGATCGAGATCGAGTTCGAAAAAATCCAACCGGCCACCGGCGGTATATATACTTTTTTTTAAATCTATATATACATTCCGGCCATCTACTTTATATACATTTACTCTATCCTCGATCCTATATAGTATATAAACTAATAAAATCAACAACTTAGTCGAGATCGAGTTGAGGATCGAGTTGAGGATAGGATTAGGTTCTGTCATGCTAAAAGGTCTTTTTCATCGGTTTCATCCAATTTTTTTCTAATAACGATATTTATTTCTTCTGCTTCCATTTTTTCAAAATCTTTTATCGCGATCTTCTTAAACCAGATTTGACACATGCTGCCCTTCCATTTTACCGACCTTTCAAGCTTTACATAGCCTAATTTCATAAGCATTTTGTTCAATGCTTTTCCCTTAGGAACCTCTGTATCTTCGACAAAACTCATAGCTGTTGTGAGGTGCTTACTCGAGAATATTTCCTTGCTAAAGCCAAATCCTCCCTCATCAAGTAGAGTCTTTATAGTCTCAAATTCATCTGACGTGTTTAGGCCAATCATCTGATTTTTAGCAAAAGAGGTAGGTGCTTGGCCTTTAGGGTTAAATGCCTCTACAGGCTCAAACTCAAGCAGCCACTTCCTGAGTCCAGGTGCATGGTTGGCAATAGACTCAAACAATCTGCTAAAGTAATTGCTATCTGCCACTTGCCTTAGTTCTTCTTGATCAGTAAAAGGTGTGAACTGAACCCACCATCTTCTGTCCGTATCCTCCAAAGGCAAAGCGTCATGATGGTTTGTGAAGGCAATGTAGTTAACCGTGTTAGGTGCTACATACTCATTAACGCCTTTAGGGTGAATGGTGACTTGGTCATTGGTGATGTATGGCTTGATGGTGTTTAGCACATCGTGGCGGTTGTGGCCAACCATACGAATCTCTTCTAAAACATTAACGCATCTACCTGCTGCCCAACTAGTAAAGCCTGTAGCCAAAACACTAGGAGAGACAATGCCCACATTGGCCATACCCATAACCCCCATCATCAAGTTGCCAAGCACAGACTTGCCATCACCTTCAATGCCTTTAATCAAAGGTGCCCAACGAATCTTGACTCCAGGATTCTGCACACAGTAAGCCATCCAAGAAGTCATGATTGCAGCAGCACCAGGTTCTGTCAAGATCATTGCCAAATGGCCACGCACTACATCTATAGCTTCAAGGTCTCCTTTGCTAAACTCAGCAGGTATATCAGGTGGGCTGTTTTTGTTGTATTCATTGACACAAGGCACTCCATTCATCTCAAACAGGTCACCAACAGCAGGTAGATAGATGATCTTATCAGGCGTAGGTATCCCCCACAAATCAAGAGCCAAAGTAGCAGCAGAGTCATCACCAGTCAGCCTGTTGAACATGGCACCAAAGCCTGACTGTGTAACTTTCCTTTTGGTGACAACATTAAAGAACCGGTCTTCATGTGTGACGTAGACCCAGTCAGCTGCCCAGTCAGGCACACCGTCTCTGCCCTTTGGCTTGATCAGGTTCTTGGCGTCGCCGATGGATACAGGGAACTTAAACTCCTTGAACTTGTCTTTAAGTATGTGAGCCAAAACACCACGGCTGATGTGGTCAATGCCAAGCTCTTCTTTGATTGACTCAACCACAGTAGTTCTTAGTTGATTAATGTCTGGGCAATCCTTGATCATTGCCTCATACTTTTCAAAGGTCCTTGTTTGCTCAGCCTTCTTGACCTCACCAACCCGCTTGATGATCGATGCCAAAGTTATGGCACCTCCTCCTGTGCTGCGCTGCTCACTAAAAGAATCCCACTTAGTTTCTAGTTCTTGCCGGTTATAAGTAGATGTGCCTTGACTGACTTCATCCCAGACTTCCATCCACTTACTATCACCAGAACCTTGATGGTGCAGTGCCATGCCAAGCTGCAGCCAATCCTCATAGTTGTCAATGTCACCCATATATGGTATGAGCTGCTCACTGACCTTGTCAATGTCCCAACCGGTCAATGGCGGTTTGTAGGTTTCTAAAGAACTTACCTGATTGTTTGACCCAAAGTGCCTTTCCACAAACCAGTCAATGTCTTGCACAGTATCAGGCAAGCAGCCGTGACCGTTCAATGTGTGGCCTGTAACCGTGAAGTACCTGCCATCACGGTAAACTTCAATATTGCCCTTCTTGCCTGAGATTGCTAAGTTAGATCTAGTAAATAACTTTATGCCTTTGCCTGAAGGGCTTATCTCTGCATAGCCATCAATACGGCCTAACACCTCTGTGGCATCTCTGTTCAGTTCACCATCAATAATGCAGTCATCAAGGTCAATGCCTTGGAAGTCATTTGACCCATCGATTGTGATGCCTATGCCATCAAAGCCACCCATCAAGTAAGCATCCATGGCATCTTCATAGGTTGTCCATGTGGCAGCAGCCGTACTCTTTGCCATCTTGCCATCAGTCTGGTAAGGTACCTTTTTCCATACAACCTCACCGTTCTGCTTTGATTGAGGTACCATTTTCCACATGACCCATCGAGGGATGGCCTTTAACTCTGTAGGGATTTTGTTTGGCACTACTGCCAGGACTGTAGGTTTATTTTGCATTAGCCTCTCCTCTTTCGTACAAGAGGCTAGCTAAAGCCACGATGTTGTTGGCATCAATGTTTCTGAGCCTAAGTTCTATGAGCATGGTCTTAGAGACTAG